GGAAGCCCGACCCCATGCTTCGCAAACATTTTGGGGGAAACTGGCGGTAACCAGCCGGAACTAGCGGCGACTAAACAGCATTTACCCAGGCTTGAAACAACGGGCTTAAACCAGCACAGTTTCGGAGAGGGTATTTCTGAGTGGGCTTCTAGCCATATGGGCATTGAACTGATGACCTGGCAAAAACATTGTTTAAACGGCCAACTGTCCCACGATGGTTTAGGCAACCTGCAATTTCGTGAAGCCGTTGTCTCGACAGCACGCCAGCAAGGTAAGTCTGTAGCGCTTCAGGCTTTAATTGGTTGGTGGCTTACTGAAATGGCGGCTATTCGAGGCAAGCCCCAGGCGGTGCTTTCGGTTGCTAACAAACTTGACAGGGCCGAAGCAATCTTCGGGTTTATCGCCCCAATACTTGTAGACAAATTTGGGGCAAAAGCCGCTAACGCTTTAGGGCGTAAGTCCGTAAAAATGCCTGACGGTTCTACTTGGGAAGTTAGGGCGGCCACGCCAAACCTGCACGGTGGTAGTTATGACTTAATTGTCATAGATGAACTGTGGAACATTTCGGCGGCCGTAGTTGACGAAGCGTTACGGCCTAGCCAAATTGCCAGGGCTAACCCTTTATTGTCTATGTGGTCAACGGCAGGCGATGAGTCAAGCGCCTGTTTCATAGCCTTTAGAGAACAGGCCATAAGCGAAATAGACAAAGGCGAGACAAGCAACCTATATTTTGCCGAATATTCAATGGCGCCAGGTAGTGACCCCCGACTAGAAACAAATTGGATTCAGGCCAACCCAGCCATGGGGCAAACCGTGACAGTCGAGGCGCTAAGAGCCGTATCTAAAAAAGACAGTTTCTTACGGGCACATTTAAATATGTGGGTTTCGGCCCGTGGTGCTTGGTTACAGCCTGGCGTTTGGGACAAACAAAAAACAGATATTGCTATGCCTAGCGGCGGTGTTCTTGCTGTTGATACCGACTTAACAGACGGGCGCTATGTTGGCGTCAGGTCATCGGTGCATGAATCCAAAGCCCATGTTTGTGTCGAATTTATGGTAGATACCGAAGATTTAATGTGGCAAGAAATAGAACGGGTAATGGCCGATACTTCGGTCAGGCTAGTTATTACGCCAGCGTTACATTTACATTTACCGCCAAATTTAGAACGCAGAACATCGGTTATTGGTTACGGGGAACTTTTAAAATATTCGGGCCTAATACAAAAAATGATTATGGAAGGCAAAGTTAGGCACCGTGGCGAATTGTCTTTGGCTGAACATACCAACAGAGCCGTGTTAACTAAAACTGGCGGCGGTGTCGTTCTAAGTTCTCAAAAATCGCCTGGCCCGATTGAACTGTGCCGGTGCATGGTTTGGGCTATTGCTGAATCGTCACGCCCCAAAGTTGTAGGTAAACCTATGTTTGCTGTATCTACGACACCATGACTTCAGGTAACGCTAATCTTTATCTAGTCCCTGCCTTGCGTCGGGCAGGGCAGGGACACCCCCAAAAGGAAAACCGACATGGGAATTTTTAGTAGTAACAAAGTGAATAAAGCGGCTATTAGTCCCCAGCCGAAAATAGAAGCCGCCGCTGTAGGTGGCGCCTTTTACAGTTCTCAAGTTGCAGGCCCAAACCTTATTGGTGATTGGTGGTCATACCAGGCGGGACTATTGCGAAACCGTGCAATGTCGGTGGCCGCCATTAGTCGAAGCCGTGACCTTATGGCTTCACCTTTGGCCAGTATGCGCTTAAAAATGTGTACCGAAAAATGGAACGAAACCGAAGGCGAAATGGAAGAAGTACCATTGGCGCCCCGTTCTTGGCTTCGACAACTTGACCCCGAAATGCCTAACAGTTTCCTGTTCCCTTGGGTATTTGATGACCTTTTCTTCTTCGGAAGGTGCTTTCTTTTTATTACTTCTAGAACCAAAGACGGTTACATGGCCAGCGCTACCCGTCTACCCCAAGGGTCAATTACGACACCTGACCAGAACGGGCCTGTGTGGTTTGGTAAATCAAAAGAAATCTATTTCAACGGCGGCGCTATAGACCCCAAAGATGTAGTACAGATTTACAGCCCAACCCAAGGCATGATTTTCATGTCAGAACAAACAATAGCAACGGCAATTAAATTAGAAGATGCCCGCTATCGAAACGCAAGTAGCGCCATACCGGCAGGCGTGCTTAAACAAACAGGCGGGGAACCGTTAAGCGCTTTAGAACTAGCCGCATTGGCTGAAGCGTTTAACCAGGCAAGAGCAACAAACCAAACAGCCGCTTTAAACGAATATTTGACATACACAGAAACCAACGCAACACCCGACAAAATGCTGTTGATTGACGCCGCCGAATATCAAAGTAAGCAAGTCGCTAACTTGTGCAATATTCCCCCGTATCTATTAGGTATTTCTACTGGTTCATACGCCTACACAAATAGCGAAAGCGCTAAGTCTGACCTTTGGACATTCGGCCTGTCAATGTACGCCCAGGCAATTACTGACGCCCTGTCTCAACAGTTGCCCCGTGGAACATATGTATCTTGGGACATTGACGACTACTTAATGACCGAAGAAAAAGACATGGGATATACGCAAACCCCCGAAATACCCGAAACACCACCACAAGAAAACACACAGGAAGAACTAGCCCAATGATTACTTTTAACGCCAACACTTTCGCCGTTGAAGCCGCTGGCCCCGACGGATTACCCCGCCGTACTATCACGGGCGTAGCCGTTCAATACAACACTTTCGCAACCGTAAGCGATGGGACTACCGTTTCGTTTGCACCAGGTTCACTACCCGTAGACGGGCGACAGCCCCGTGTTTTCATGTACCACGACAGCACCATGCCGGTGGGCCTCGTAACTGAACGAGTCGACACAGGTTCTGAAATGCTTATAGCAATGAAAATTAGCGCCACCAATTTAGGAAACGAAGCCCTGGTGTTAGCCGCCGACAATGTTATGGAACTTTCAGTAGGTGTTAACCCGACAGAATTTTCTTATGACAAAGACGGAAATATGACTATCCAAGCCGCCGAATGGACAGAGATTTCGCTAGTCCCCACAGCCGCATTTAAAGGTAGTACCATAAGCCAAGTAGCGGCCTCAGAACCCGAAGCCGTAGAACCAGTAACGGAGAAAATCGCAATGGAAACCCCCGAAGTTATCGAAGAAGTCGCAATCCCAACGGCACCAATTTTCGCAACAGCGAAGCGTGAACCCCGTTTGCCAAACGCTTTTGAATTTATGGCCGCTATCCACAAAGGTGGAATTGAAGCCGCTAACGCCAACAAAGTTTGGGAAGATTACCGCCAGTACCACAAGTCGCCCATTGAAGCGGCCGCTGGCGATGTGACAACCACCAATGTGGCCGGTGTGGTTCCGTTGCCGTTGCTTGGGCCTGTGTTTGCGGATATTAACTACATTGCTCCCCTGTTGACAGCCGTGGGCACTAGGGCGATGCCTGGTGGCGGTACTGGTGCAACTTTCATTCGCCCAACATGGACAACCCACCCAACCGTTGCAGAACAGGCCGCCCAACTTGACGCCGTGTCAGCAACCACCAGCGTTATTGCCGCCAACACGGTGACCAAGAAAACTTTTGCTGGTGCCACCACTTTGTCTTACCAAACGGTTGACTTTACAGACCCCGCCGCAATGGCCGTGATTATGCAGGACTTGGCAGGCCAGTATTTGTTGGCTATTGACAACTTCGCTTGTGACAACCTTGTGGCCGCCGCTTCGGCTGACGGTGTTTGGGACTTGACCCCCGAAGATTTAATCAAGTCGATTTATGACTGTGCCGTTACCTCGGCCGCCGCTACTAACTTCTTGCCAACCCACATTGCTGTTGACCCAGCAACCTGGGGCAAAATTGGCCAACTAGTTGACGACAACAAGCGCCCAATTTTCCCAGCCATTGGCGCCCCTGGCCTAGTCGGACAGAACACCCTTGGCGCTGGTTCAGCCGTAAGTTATTCCGGCATGAACCCGCTAGGTCTCAACATCATTGTTGACCGTAACTTCGCCGCTAAGACCATGGTGATTTTCAACGCTAACGCTTATGAAATTTACCGTGCTGACCGTGGCCTGCTTTCGGTTGAGAACCCCAGCACCGTTTCCCGTACCATGTCAATGTTTGGTTACGCCGCTACTTTCGCCGCTAACTCAAGCATGATTCGTAAAATCACCCAGGCTTAGTCGAAAGGCGGTTAGCCGCCAATGGCTGTATACCAGGTAATTTTTCACCAGCGTTTAGACGATTACGCTGTCGTACAAACGCTAACTGAACCTGAATTGGACTTGGGTTTACCGTTTACGCTGGCTGGCTTAGGCCACAGTTTAAACGGTACACACAATGTTTACGCCTTACCCGAATACCTGTTTACAGGTGTAACCAGTAGTGGCGATTTAACATTCGACTACAACTACCCAATAGAAAACCAAGTCCTTTTCTATGATGAAGGCGACAATCTTGACCGTAGCGCCGCAATCCCACAAGGCACCCTGACCTATACCGAAACCTGTACTTGGGTATTAGGCCCTGCTGTTGCTACCTGGCTAGGTATTGCATTAGCAGGCGTAGACGAAACGGCTTTCCTAACTCAATGTGCCTCAAGTGCTTCCAACTTTATATTTAGGCGTAGGCAAGAATCGGGATACACCGACAGCCTGACAACTTCACCTGGTACTGATGTCACTTTGGCGGTCACAATGTATGCGGGCGCCTTATATAGACAGCGTGGCGCTATAGACCAATTCGCAAGTTTTAGCGATATGGGCGTAGCCACAATTTCGGGCCTGTCCCCACTCATTAAACAGTTAGCCGGTATCCCAAGGCCAGCGGTTGCCTAATGACTGTTTACACCGACCTATTCAACGAAGCCATAGACGATTTGGCTACAACCCTGGCAACCATCACAGGGCTAAGGGTTGTATTCGACCCCGAAAAAATTAACCCGCCTTGTGTTTTTATTGACGCCCCAAGTTTTGACTGTTTCAACTACAACATTGTCACCATGAATTTTTCGGTAAAAGTAATAACACTAGGGCCAGCCAATTTAGACGGCTTACGCAATGTTTTAAGTATGTCTGCGGACATATTGGCTAAGAATGTCGCCGTGAAATCGGGGCGCCCTGGCTATATCCCAATCGGCGGCCAAACTTTTGCCGCCTACGATTTATCTATAGACCTACAAGCACAAGCAGGGTAAAAATGACATACACAATTATCAGCGACAAAATCGGAACAGTAGGTACAAAATTTTTACCTGGTGCCGGTACAAACATTGAAGCGTTACTAGCCCACGGCTTTATTGAATCTGACGAAATCGTTAGCGACAAAGTAGCCCCAAAATCTGCTAAAACTAAAGCACACACAAAGAAGGATTAAACCCCATGGCTACTTCGACATACCTTTCCAATCCTGGCGTTCAGGTCAACAGCGTTTCGTTGACCGACCAATGCACGGCCGCCACCGTTACCAACATGGCAGAAGCGCTTGAATCAACCGCCTTTGGTTCCACTAGCCGTGTCTTTGTTGCTGGTCTTTACAATCAAGAAATTACCTTGGACTTGTACATGAGTTACGCCGCAACCGAAACCTACGCAACCTTGGCCGCATTAGTTGGCACCACCACCACCGTAAAGGTTTCTAACACCGTTGCTGGTCTAACGACGCCTAGCGCCACCGAACCATGCTTTACCTTGACAGGTGCTTACCTTGAAGCCTTACCAGTCATTAACGCAACCATGGGCGAATTAAGCACCATCAGCATTACTTTTAAGGGTGGCGTTTTAACCACCGCCGTTTCTTGATTTAGCAATTCCAACAGCAAAGGCCCGACAATGCAACTAACACTCAGAGTTGACCAGGGCGAAGGCCCAGTCGAAGTAAGTACAAACCTTTTCACTATCGTTTCGTGGGAACGAAAGTTTAAGCGTAAAGCCAGCGACATGGCTAGCGGTATAGGTATTGAAGATTTGGCGTACCTAGCCCACCAAGCGTGTCAACAGCACAATGTCACCGTGCCGGTAGTCCTAGATGATTTCATTAAGCGCCTAGTGTTGCTTGAAGTAGTTAGTGATGAACCCGACCGCCCTACGGTGCCAGTACCTACCGACACGCTTTAGCGCAAGTTCTAGTAGCGACAGGGTACTGGCCACAGCAAGTAGACTTTGACAATAACGACTTAGCAACAGTCATTAAGGTCATTAACGAAAGCAGAAAATAACCATGGCAACCGACTTGACTATCCAAGTTAATGGGGTCAAAGAAGCGGTTAAATATTTGAACCAAGTAGAGCCTGGCTATCGAAAAGCGTATGTGGCAAATATGAAAGAAATCGCTAAACCGATGACCGACGCCATGAAATCAAATTACGATGACAACCGTTTCCCTAGTGGCACTAGCCGCAACTGGTCACCAGGTGGCCGCCAAGTTTTCCCGCTGTCTGCTTCTCAGGCTGTCCGTGGTGTTGCTGTCCGTGTCAACAATAAGAAAAAAGGCGCCGCCTTTTCGGTTATGCAAAAAAACCCAGCCGCCGCAATCTTTGACATTGCAGGCCGTGCCAATGTCAACCCTTTAGCGACAGCGTTTAGCGCCAAGTTTGGCCGTTCTGCCAGCCGTGTTATATGGCCAGTATTCGAGGCAAAAATAGCCGACCTAACAACCGAAGTACAAAAGGTAGTTGATGGTGTTATGGCTGAAGCAAATAAGAATTTGAAGGTGTTTTAATGGCTAT